GCTCGTCGGTAGCATTATATTCATCCCAGAAAAATAATTTCGCCCCGGCAGCATGTTCCGCCGGTATTGTGTCGAGGACAGCCCGCTTAACTGTGATAGCAGTCGATGATATGGCGACGACGGCTATCAGTTCATCATCGACCTGGCCCCATGTGCCTACGTTCACAGAGTCAATCCACACCGCTCCAGTAATCGCCCACTCTTCCGTTGCCGATCCGTCTGGTAAACCTACAGCATCAGCGAGTTCGGCAGTCGGGCAGAAATCAACTTTTCCGTATTCGGTATATCCTCCGCCTGGATCAGTCCACAGTCTGGCGTTTATCTCCGACCCACCTGGTCTTTCGGCAGTCGCGCCGATATACCCGGCCTCTGGGTAGTCGGCAAGGAACGCATCGACCGCATCCTGACCCTGCCTCTGGACAAGTTCGAAGTATGGCAACTCAACAGCGATACGATTCCCGGCAGCAGATGGTTCGGATTTTGACGACTCCCAGAGTACTTCGGAATCAGTGACAAATGCTATCTCTGGCAGAGAGAATGTGTCTTGCGTGCAGTTGATAACGATTTTGTTGTCCACGCCGTCACCGTAATCAATATCGGTGACGCGCATCACCATACTGGTTATGCCGTAATCAGGAAGAGAGAGAATAAAAACATCGCCTCTCACCAACTGTGAGGCTATCCTGTTGGTGGTGACCGTGCAGGAAACTCTGGGATAACCAAGGGTACGGAGATCCCGCGCAGCAACACGCGCCGCCACATTAGCGTTGGTGAACCATGGGTACTCTATTTTGGTTGGATTCACGCCACCTGCAGCCTGAATCAGAGCTATGTTCTGCACCGTAACCGTCTTGTCCGTACCTGTCTCCGAATCCCAGTATTGTACGGTTATCTCGTTAATCAGCTCTGAGGGCGGAACACGGCTGAAATTGCTTACCTTGGAGTTGGATGGTGATAAGGTAAGCAGCGATTCCGTATCATAATCATCACGGAGTAGCTTTATACCGATCTTGCCGGTGGCGTTGTCAACGGTAGTCACCCCGTCCACATGCCGAAGAACTTCCCCCACCACATCGTTAATGGACGTAGAGGACAGATACATCAGGGAGATACCCATGCCCTCGTCGTACAGGGTGTCGGCAACGGCGGTCATCTGGTCGTCGTTGACATCCTCATCCGCAGAGAGACCAAGACCGAAATCCGGATCGGTAAAGAACTCACGGACAACATGGGACGGGTTCATATCTGAGATATAATTGCTCTCATCCTGAGTGATACTTGCTCTCCACACTGTTTCGGATAGTGGACTGTAGACTTTTAGGGTTATCGTACTCAAGTCGCTGTCTTTATTAAAGGACGCCACCTCTCTATCCGTCACTGTAGCCCACTGTTCGTCTGCGCCTGCTGCACTTCCAGGCATCTGGACTATGGTCTCAGTTGGTAACGAAAGCGATGTAAGGTACGCATCTAAAGCGGATTGATAGGATGCATCACCGTGATATCCGGTGTCGATAACCTTCTCTCCGTTGAACCAGATTTCAAATTTATCCGGGTTCGGCCCGGTAGCATAGGTCAAGGTGACTGTGCCTATCCCTTCTCCGATATCAATATCTGTTTCATAAGGGAATGCCTGTGAGCCGCTATACGCTAAATCAACTGGTTCAAAACCAATATTGTACTTTATGTCCGCCTTCTCCGGATACCACTGATCCGCTCCATCCTCCTTGACAAATATCCGCTGTCCCCGAACCTTCCACGGTTTTGGATAGGGATTGAGACCTATGTAAAGATGCCTCAATACCAGTGCCGCCAACCTGCGGAATGCAGGGAGGAGAGTTGTGCCAAGAACACTGAGCAGATAGTCGTTCTGGCCCTGGTCCGGAAGACCCTGCTCGAAATCCACACCGCCGCTGATTCCGCCTTCCCTTGACTCACCTCCGTAGAGATCAGGCTTGTCAATGGTGATACGTCCACCGGTGGACGGACCGGTCCATGCGTTTTTATTTTCAACCTTTATCCAGAAGAGCTTGTCAATCGGCCCTTTACAGAGCGCCAGATGCCTGCCTTCGTATATCTTATAGCCGACTGTCTGTGACTTACTTCCGCCCATTGACTCGTTTCCTTGCCTGTTCTATGAGACGTGCTGCCATAGCGTCGCCTGTTGCCTCCAGGATATTTGAGGAAAGACCATGTTCCAGAAACTCGCTCCAGGATAGACCGTGCCGCAGACAAAAACGGCGGCCACCTCTGGCGCAATAGTGCAAGGAATGCATGTCTTTTCGTAAGACAATCACTTCATCAGGCATTATTTTTTACCACCCTTCTTGACGATCGGAACCTGCTCAATATCGCCTTCCCACAGGCAGAGAGATGGTGCCCACTCCCTGGTGCCGAAGAGCACTGGTATGTTGCCTCCTTCTTCGACCTGTGGTCTTTCCATTGTCGCTTCTTCGGCGTCGGTTATATCCGGTTTTGGTCTGGTTAAAATCGATATAACAGTCGAGACAACGAAAAGACCTATCAATACCCATGTTCCGTAGCTTATACCTAACCACATTAAATGATACTCCCCGTGTTCGGATTATCCACCGGTATCCACGGCTTGCCGCCGTAGTTGAGGATGTTGCCAAATTTGTCGTTGCAGACCTGACGGCTATGGTCACAGCCGGGATAGATGGTGATGGCATCATCGACAGTGACGCCGTTCACCGGACTGGTCAGCGTGATGTCCGACCCTGACTGGTTGACAATAAATCTGTATGCCCCGTCCGATGTCTCAACCATACCCGCAATAAAGTATCCGTCAGCATAACCCGCAGCCTCCGGCACGGTGAGAACGGTCAGTGAGGAATCGATAGCCGTGACAGTACCGGCAACGGCAAAATTCGCCTTATCCAGCCAACACCCCCTTCCATATACGTCGTACTGGCACCCTCTGGTATACCGGTCCCGCAATCCATTCCGCCGTTGCCGACCGTAAAGTGATTCCCCATTTAGCGTGCAGACACCATCATCCCATGACGACAGGGTTATCCGGCCTTTCCAGCCGACCCTGGTATCCGTAGCCCCGTCCTGTTGGTGGAATATGGTAAGAGAGACTATGTTTTCGACAGAGCCGGGCAGAAACAGTTGCGAAATGCCGCTGCCAATCGGCACCTCGACCTTGATATCCGACTTGGCCAGCTCGCTCTGGTGGCCGATGGACGTTCGGCTTATTGCCAGCCTGGTATAGGTCTCTCCGTTGTAGACAATCTCCTTTGATACCCTGGAATAGGTCCACACCTGGGTTCCGTGAACGAAACGGAAAAGATCAATCGGTTTTCCGCCGAAGATTGATTGTTCCAGGTCGCTGAACAGGCTCATTGGGCCACCTCAATCATTGATGTCCTGGTCTCAGCTACGCCTGGACGCTGCCATGACAGTTGTATCTTGTCGGCTGCAAATCGCTGCAGGCTAAGAAAGGATATCCTGGATACATCTGTAAAGCCGATCGCCGTATCGAGCGTCAGGTTTTCCTCTCCCGGATCACCTGCTACAGCCGCGGTTATCTCCCTGCAGACGAAACTGCCATCATCTGCAAAGATAGCCACATGCTGCTTGGTCGGCTGGTTGATGCCAAGGATGCGATAACTTGCATCATTGACGGCTATCACCGGATCATCGGCGATAACCGTATCAGCCAGTATCAGGTCATCCCGCCAGGATGGGATCCATACAGGGACAAGGCGGCCGCAACGCCGGTGCAGGAAGAGACGCATGGCCCAGACCTGGGCCGCAGTTTTTGGCCGCCAGCGCAGCTCCGAGCTGATCTCCGGGTAGTCGCTCAGCGCGTCGGCTGTCCACTCGCCGATACCGGGATCAAACACCTCCAGTGCCCGCTCGATCTGGCGGGGGACAGTTACGCCAGGCAGCAGGATTGGATCACTCAGCACATCATAGCCAAGGTACTGCATGGCCGAGGCGCTGCCGACCAAATCAATATTGTCGGTGCACTGTAAAGCCAGTTTAAACTTTGTCAGATTAGTGGAAAAATCATCCCTGCTGACCTTTTCCGCCATACGCACCAGGCGCATCGGCATTACCAGTGATCCGGCAGAGTATTCGTTGGCAGTGGCATCCTTTAAGGTGATGCTTGCCGCTCCGACTGTGTCGATCTCCACGGCTTCGTACTTATCCAGCGACTCCCAGAGAAGCGCCCATGAATCATCCCGGTAATCGGCATACGCTGTATCGATTGGTATTGATCCTGCCCCAGAGGAAAGGCTTGCAGCGAGTGCTCTATGCTCATGCCATACTCCCCAGCCGTAGAGCTGATCCTGCCATCCGGTAACCGCCAGGTTGATCCTGGCAAGCTCGGTTGTATCGTCGGTCTGCACCTCCACCTCAGACGACTGGCGCGGCGATACACGCAGCCTGATCCGCTGCTCGCTCGTGTCTTTTGCCTGGATAATATCAGTATACCACTCAAGCGATTCGGTTATCTTGTTCTGTGGCTTCCATGGCCATATGAGGAAGGACTCTGCCATGATCAACCTCCCTGAACTATGCGCCTGAGTACGCTTGGATTTCGAGTAGCCCAGTTCAACATGACCTTGTCTCCAGACGATCCGCTCATGGCGTTGGCAATATCACGTTCGTTAAAGGCGTTGACCAGGGTAGTGCCCCGCTGGCTTTTGACTGCGCTGATCAGCTCCTTAAGCAGCCCGCTTGTCTCATGATTACTGCCACCGGCAGCTGTCTGCCCAAGCGCCGCCATCTGGCCTGGGGTAAAAACCCCCTCGCCTTTTTGGAGGATGGCCGGAAATTCATCCGGCATCAAGCCGGTATGGTATCGTGCCGCTCCGGC